TTATGCGGCATTAGACTTCACGAGCATCATATCTTTGTAATCTGCGTCATAGTTCACATGCGCATTGAACTCGAAACGCTTACAACCTTCGAACGGATTGCCGAGCGTTTTATTCTTGCCTAACCATTCACAAAGCTCAATGATAGACGACTTATCTGATGTAAAATAAACAAACGGCTTTCCTTTGAGCACATTCAACACATCGAGATAGTCAGACAAATGCCAGTACATTTTGTATGTTCCGACCTCTGTGGACAAATAAGGAGGGTCCACTATAAACACCACATTCGGCTCGTCTTTATATTTTTCGTATAGTTCACGATAGTCACATGATTCAATCGTCAAACCTTCCAGATAGTCCTCACTTGTCGGGTAGTCGTTCTTTCGGATATTATTGTATAATGTCTGCTTCTCCATTTCCTCGATGCTCAGTTCGTACTTCATCGAGAACATCACCGATGCCGAGATGGTTATAAAATCAATATAGCCCACCGTTTGCTCCTCATGTCTCAAACGTTCAAACATCTTCTCACGCATCACACCATCTATCCGCTTGTGCTTTGGCGTATTGCCAACTATCTCTCGCAAATCAGCGAGCAGCGTATTTGTCGGACGTATATGTGCCAATCTCTCGCGGTAGTTGTCGTAGTCGTTATATACCACAGTTGCCTCTGGGCGCAAATGCTTCGTTATATGGGACAGCAAACCGCTGCCACCGAACAAATCCACAAACACTGTTTTGTCGTTGAACTGGGGCAGAATCTTGATATACTCCTTTGCAAACATGCGCTTCTGTCCGACAAAAGGCAGAGGTGCTGCCATGTGCATTTTCCCTCTCATACGTTCAGTTCAAATTTTATATTATCCTCACCAGCGAGAAGTCGTTCAGTGGGCTTTATGTTGTTTTCATAGATGTGTACATTCGCCAGGTTCAGCGTGATAGACTTTAGCGGCAAGTCTATCTGTCGAGCCATCAGATAAAGGTGGTAAATGTCTGAAGGCAGTCCGAGGTTTGCATCGGAGCTGCGCTGATATGCCGACACAACCAATGCATCGTCCTCTATTTGAAACTGCACAAGGCTCAGGCACGGTGCCTGGTTGCTCTCTGCATCCGTTGCTCCGAGAAACAATACATAGTTTTTGCTGTTGCGTTTCTCCTTGTTGATGCGCTCAATAAGTGGTGGCAGTTTCTCCATGTAGGTCGGGTAGCTGTTTACCAATGTCTGGCCGCAGTAGTCCCACCATGCTATGCCTGCCTCACGGTATCGTTCCACATTGCGCTCTCCTTGCATAAACAGTTTCAGCTCTTCTTTCAGTTTCTTCCTCGCTATGCCGTGGCTCTCAAATATGTCGAGCAGGTCAGCCGGTGTGAGCATCAGCTGCTCGTTGAGCAAGTATTTTATCTTGCCTTTTTTGTTCTGTTGGGTCTTGCCTTCAGCAAGCACCTTCCCCAATAATAAATAGTATTTGTTCATCGTATTTTACTTTCGATACGGCAAAGTTACCACGCTTCCGCATCAAAAAGTAACACCACGAGCAAATCACACTGCAAGCCTTTTACAGCACGTTTTCAAAATCCTTATGCTTTATCCCTCGAGCACCTGAGTGCTACACTCTCGACCATATCGCTTGATGAGCGTGTACACCTTGCGCTCGCTCACATGATAGCGATCTGCAAGTGTCGCCACAATGTATGAGACCTTTTCGCCACCACCGAGCATCACGCGATAGTCGTTGTACAAGTCTATATATTCCACATCTTCGATGCGTATCCCTGCCTGTTGTAGCCTTTTTAACGGCTCGCGGTTAAAATTCAAAATCTCAAATACCTTCATTTTCAACTAATTTATATACCTTTGTATCGCCAATCATTTATAACACAAAAAACACGAGAGTGCAGCAGGAGACATCAGCCCCCGGTTGTGCACTCTCGTGGTGTTGTGTTAATAAATGATTGGCGTCTATATTAACAGGCCGGGGGCTTTTTTACATCCTCCCCCGAAAGGATTTTTTAAGCGTTGTACTTGCTCAAATCTATTGCATCTTTATTCTTCCAGCCATTTTCCTGCAGCTGTTCATGTATGATGTCACGAATCATCCATAGTTCCGCTTTCGTTTTACCGAGTACCACGCCGTCATCACAATATCTGTAAAAATAACGTACGCCGCACTTGTCTTTCAGATAATGGTCTAAGAAAACAGACAATAACAGATTCCCCGCCCCTTGCGAGCTGCGCAGCCCGAAACTGATGCCCTCAGGCAGAATATACACGCTGCCAAGTCCTGCGTCCTCACAATTATCACAAATTACAAAATTATAAACCCAACTTCTGTTTGATTTTATTAAGAAGGCGCCTATCGGCAATGGTCATAATGCAAGGAGTATCATCTGAGGCTTCATATATATATTCACCAACAGCACCCTCACGAACCTCATAGTATTTATCGCTTGTGTCGCATAAGTACTTGCCGACAAGTGTATCGGCAGTACCATGCAGCCAATAATCAAGACGATATCGCACAAATAAGGTCGGTTCGATATATAAGCCAAACCAAACGCATTGTTTGTTTGGATTATTTTCATCATACCCAGCCGAAACATACACGTCAAAAGAAGCACCTGGGGTGTAATCACGTTCCTCAGCATTCCGATAAAGATCAGCAGCAATTTGTGTGTTTCCAACAGTTCCTGGAACACTAATTACATTACACTTGCCAATATAGCCTTCCACGCCATGTGCCTGTCGTCGGGCATTGAAATCAGCAAACGCACCCTGTAGTTGAGTCTTGTCTTCAGAACTCATGAAGCCATTTCTACTCTTCGTAGCCAAAGGCTTACACTGCTCCAAGTCATATATACGCTTAGCCTGTTCTGTAATACTATTGCCAAAGGAATCTATTGAAGCAGCAATCACATCGAGCTGTGCCTTATCGGAGGCAGACATCAACCCATCTTTTTCACTTGTTGCAGCATCGTGCAAATCACTATACGAAGGAATAACACATTCTCGCGACACTATATATTGTGTAGATGTACCTATATCCAACCCACCACTGCCTTTATAAGGGGTATATACTTTCCCATCGTTCAGACGAAATGCTACAGGAGTTCCATACGCGTAAAACTCTTCCTCGGTTTGCCCTATAACTTGCTGACAACTATATCGTTCTATGTTGGTCATACTTTTGCGCAATCCGAACCATATCATATACTTCTTACTGTCTGCACCAGACTTTATGCCTTGCGTGCAAAACACTTCAAAAGGTCTCCCTTTTGTGTACTCTGTTGGAATCGAACTGTCATATAGACCTTTATTAACAGCGCCACCTAACGTGAGGTTATTTGTATCGAAGATATTATTTGGACCAAATAGTTTTGTGTCTCCTGCGGCCGCGTACAAGGCTCTTGCAGTGCGTGCGCCCTCGGCAGAAATATCACTTAATCCATCTAACTTCGTCTTGTCAGCTGCCGTCATCACACCTGCCTTAGCAGTTGTTGCTTGTGATATAATTAGCTCTCTCGTGCCGCCTGTGGTAAAAATCGGGGTTACAATCTTAACCTCTGTGGCGGTAGAGTTCTGCTCGCGCAGTTTGAATCCGTCAAGCCTGCGGTATATGTCATAGCGGAGCAGCCCTGTGCCCCCCGTCCATGCGTTTGGCAGCTGCACCTGACTGTAGTCGGTCTCGGCCGTGTCGTTGGCAGCGCCCCAGTGCTTGAAGCGGAGAAACTGGTTATAGTCGCCGTGCTGATATATCCACAGTTTGCCACTCAATACCGTGCGAGTCTTATCTGATGGCGATGAGTACACATAATTCTTACTTGTGCCTTGAACTCCATTTTGGGCTGTGGCACCATATACAACCAAATTACCCTCTTCGTCACTCCACACATAGAGATTAGTTCCACATACATATATTTTATCCTTACGTGGAATTTTACGACCATCATCAAGGTACATTGATGCAGCGTGCGTGTTATCGCCTATAGCCCAATTATTATAGTAGTGACCGTCTTTCTTAGCGCAAAAACGCTTGTTCTTGATGTCATAATATACGCCATCAATCGACATTACGGATAAGTACTCTATTATAACTCCTTCGACAAAACCATCAAAGCGAGCTGAAGAACCATTCATTGCCAAGTTGATACAATCGGCATAGGGCGATATCATCGAAGCTGCCGTATTGGCTTTGCTTGCTGCTTTGTTTGCCGTGTCCGCTGCTGAATTTGCCGTAACTGCTGCTGAATTTGCCGTAACTGCTGCGTCAGTTGCAGGCTTTGAGAGAAGCGACAAAGGAGCTGTTACGAGCTTTTTACCCTGCATGGCAGGCAAACCCGTAAGACCATCGAGAGTGGAGACGGTCTCAATCTCCGTAATATCGTTGCTCTCGGTCTTGATTTCATCAAGCACGGCTCGCTTGATTTCTTTCTTTTCTTCTGCTGTCATAATTATTCTCCTTATTATTTAAGAATTCATTACAATGGCCTTATAGTCTTTACCATCATATACTAAAAGGAAACTAAGATTTCTATTGATTCCTATTCCTACATCATGTATTCCAGTCTTTTCTGCTCCCCCCTGGTAAATATGCGGAAAGCTATCATTTTTCAAAGGCTGTTTATTGTTGTCAAACACCACAGTGCTATATCCGCCAACATAAATTGGCTTGCTTCCGAAATTGACCACATCAAAACGGAACGAAAACTTTCTCTGCTCTTCTTTCCTGATGATACCACACCCAATGCACGATAGTAGTGAATACTTGTCTGGCAGGATAATCGCGCATCCATCATAATTGCTCTTTACACATATCCTATTGCCCCATAAAGGCGGCTGAATTAATTGTACCTGATTATTTTCATTAAAATCATCGACAACATCAAGACACATACCTTCCACTATTCCGTCTTGACACACATGTCCACTGCCGAGCATAGCAAACTGGAAGCCGTAACTATTGGTAGTTTTCATAGTGGAACTGGTGCTACTGAAATAATCCATATCCATCACATTGGCTACGGCAATATTCAGCCAGTCATATTTCTTATTCGTTTCATTCTTCAAGGTAAAATGATTGTTCTGCCTATAATTGAATGCATATTCCCCGACTATCGATCCGCCTATACCTGCTTGTACTTTCAGCTTACGCTCTTCGCTGTTTGTGGAAAATACATTCTTGAAGTCATCTGTACCTATCTGCAAAGAACCTTTTCCATTGGTGATGATGTTACCATTATCGATTACGAATTTTCCTATATTACCCTTCGCTGCATTTATTTCGCCACTGAACTTTCCGTTCACAGCCTCCATGCTACCGTCCCCCAGTATCTTAAAGTTACCGTTGGCCGTCACCAGTCCCTCCAGCTTGATATTGTCAGCCGTCAGCTTGATGACGGTTTTCTTATTGCCCCCTGCATCCGTTTCCTCTACGCCCACTCCTATCAGAGCCAGTTTGCCGTTTGCATCCTTAATATAGATTCCCGTACCTTCGGGTTGAACCATCAGTCCCGTCTCTTCCAATGCCCGCTCATCCTTGTCATACACGGCTGCCGATATTTTCACCAGTCGCTCCGACTGCTCAAACAGCGTTTTGTACTTGTACGTCAGCGCCTCAATCTTGTCTGTGCTCAGCACAAGCATATACAGATAGATGTCTCCGCCAAACGCCAGCTTGAAGTCGCCCGTGCCGTTCCACAGTCCGCTGCAGGTGTATTGCACATAGCCGTCGGTAGCAGCGATTTCCTCGCTTACCTCCATACTGTTGAAGTCCGCAAACCCCGTCTTGTCAACATTCTCAAAACCTATCTTCAGCGTGCCTGCCTTTGCACAGCGATAAAAGAAACTCAGATACACTGGCAAGGCTTCCTTCTTTCCGGCGCTGTTTGTCGGAAAGGTCGGCACAAAGCGCAGATTCTCATGCTTCTGGCGGATATACTTGTTGCGTATCCGCACCACCTTGCGCCCCATGTCAGTCACCACGCTTGCCCCGTCACCCTTCTTGCTCAGTGCCCCACCGTTGGCCCACACCCATTTGTTGCCAACGAGAAAGAACACCGTCTCATCCACCGAGTCCCACTTCGCCAGCCCCGATGCAAACGTCGGGTTATTAAGGTAGCTCTTATCACTCACGATATCGTTCCTCACACTGTCAATGGCACTCTGTACCTTACCCTCCGTTATCTCAAACCGAGTCTTCACGTCTTCTCCAGTCTCCAGCACGAAAGTTCCCTTCATAAAGGCATTGTCCGCATATAGTCCGTTTCCCTTTGGCTGGCGATCTGCCGGAAACTTGTCGTCCATGATGCCGTCCAGGTTACCGAACCTTGCACGCAAAGCATTGTCAAAGGTCTTGCCACTCACGCCGTCCATCACATCCACTCTCGGCTGGCCGTCCTCGGTGGCCGATATGAGCACCATATTTTGGCGGTCCGTGTTTGCCGTGTTGCCCATCAGCACGCACTCATCGCCCTCCTTCGGTTCCACGCCCTCAAACTCCTCCTTCGCCACCACGATACCGGCCTCCGTAACATCGGCCACTTCCACCCAGTAGCTCCGCAGGTCTGTACCCGTGAACGTCTGGCAGCGCACCAGGTCATGTCGCACGAACATGTTCTCCTGCTCGAAGCTGATGAGGTAGTAGTCGCCCTGTTCCTCCACAGCCTTTATCTTCCCGTTCGCAGCGCTCACGCATATCTGGCCGCCCACGCTCCGCACCTTGTTTATCAGCAGCTCAAACACGTTCATCACCTGACGCACCGTCAGTTTGTCCACAATCAGGTGCGACAATCGGTCCTCATCCATACCCAGTTTCCAGCCCCTGTCCGTCAAGCCCCCGCCGGTATAGTCCCCGCTGCTGAGCAGCTCCTTCACCACAGCCGTCAGCAGCTCCGCGTTGCCCTTGCCGTCAACAAAGCCGTTCTCCTCCTCGCCGAACACCACGCCCTGCTCAAAGGTTATCCGCCCCTTCGTGCGGTCATTGCGTTTCCTGCTCAGAAATTCCTGCTCGCTCCTTCTTGCCGAAAACAGATTGTTGTCCGTAGGTAGAGTCGTGTCCCAAGAGCGTATCACGTCAGGTAGCTCCACAGTGTTCGCCTTCACCTCGCTCCGCACGTTCTCTATCTCGTCCGCCATGCGGCTCTGCGTCGTTTGCGACAGCACGTCGCTTATCTCGATGTCAGCCTCCGTCGGGCGCGCCAGCTTCTGGTCCACCACCGTTATGCGGCTCTCACGGTAGCCGCTCGCAAAAAAGCGGTCACTCTCCAGCCGCACCCTTTGCCCCATGCACGGCACAACGCCGCGCTTCTTCAGCGCCACATAGTCAGTCGAGCATTTGTACACGCTTTTGTCCAGGCAGTGCTCGTCCATGTATTTTTCCACCGCCGTCGCATACTCCTCCTCCGCTATCGGGTAATACTCGTCCGGCATCCTCACGTTCCACAGTATATAGGTGTCCTCCGCTTTCGGCTCCAGCACTCCGCCCGGCACCTGCGTGTCGTCATCGTATGGCCATATCGTTATCAGCTCAAACTCCCGCGTCGCACTGTTATAGTTCACCTCAAAGTAGTGCTCCCCGTCCTCGTCGTTGCCCAGACCGGCCAACTGCCCCGTCTGGAACGTCACGCGCTTCACCAGACCTCCTATCTCATATTCGTTCGGATCGAAGTTCATCTCGCCGTCCGTGAAGTAGTATATGTCGAAAGGCTTGCCGTCATCGCCCTTTTTCGTCTCCTTCCTCACCGAGCTCACCTTGCCCGTGCGCCGCGGGTATATCTCCTGGAACGCCGTCTGCTCGAAGTGCTCCACAATGCCCAGCTCCGTGTTCCGTTCCACATACGTCGCACGGCTCGGCAGCAGCAGTCGGCTGCTGCCGTATTTCTCAGCGTCTATGTTGCGGCTGCTGCCTATCGGGAACAGTCGGGTGAAGAACTTCACGTTGTCAGCCGAGTCACGCTCTATGCTCAACAGACCGTTGCCGTAGCCCAGCGTCTCCTCGTCGCCCCTCTCGCAGCGGCACACGTTCACCGTCATGCCCTCTATCCACCATTCCGTCCCGGCCTCGTCGGCTATCTTCTTCAGAGCGTCGTTCCCGTACAGACCCTCCGAGTAGTCCACCACGATGTTGCCCGTAGCCTCCACCTTGCCCACCTTCCAGTCCGTTATGCCGCCCATCCAGCGGTTCAGGTTCTTCACCACCAGGGCCACATGCTCACGCGCCGTCGCCGTGTAGCTGAATACAGGCGAGTCCTCCGTGTTCAGCATCAGCGCCTGTTTGATAAGGCTCGCCGCACCGTACAGTTTCACCGAGTACGTCCATTTCCTGCGCCCCGTCTGCTTCGGCGTGTACGTCTCCACACACCAGAACTTCCGCCCTTCCCACACCGTCCAGTCGTTCAGCTCCAGTGTCACGCACTCCTGGCTGTCCAGCGACACGCTCAGGTAGTCGTCACCGCCCACCTCCTCGTGGTGAGTGCTGCTACTGTCGGGCACCAGCGTTGTCCTCAGCCGGTTCCGTTTGTCATATATCTTCAGCTCCATGTCCTTTGATGTCCTTTTTATCGTTGTTTTATCGTTGTTTGAATACCTTGCAAACGCCGTTTCAGTACAGAGGCTTAGGCTCCCTGAATTTCAGCCGCATCCTGCTGCACACGCCGCCTTCGCCTATCGGCGTCAGTTGCTCCGTCTCCGTTGCCCCCAGATACCGCAGTCTGAACGTGCGGTCTATCTCCGGCAGCCTCACCTCCAGCCATCCGTCCTTGCCCGTCCGCAGCATCGTGAAGAACCTGCCGTAGTTCACGAAGTACGCCTGCGCCGACTCAGCCCATAGGCAGAAGTACAGCTCCACGTCACGCGCCTGAAGGTGCAGCTCTATTTCTTCCGGCAGCTCCTCTCCGTCAGCGTCAGGGTTGTCCACCACCGTCAGCTCCTTCGTCGTGCTCGGCTTCAGCAGAGCCTCATAGTTAGTCCATTCTCCCTCCTTCTTCTCCGTCAGGAACACGCCCCATTCCTGGGCTGCATCCTTGTCGTTTATGTACAGCAGACCTTTCGTTATCTCCATGCTCTTTCCTCCTTTTTTCTTACCTTGTTTTAATGCCGTCCCTACGTAGCGTAGTCAGGTCGTCCTTCATGTCACACATGTCCTTGCGCATCAGTTTCAGCGTCTCGCTGCACTCGCCCGTGTTCGTATCTATACGTTTCAGGTGCCCCAGAGCCGTCTGCATGCTCCCCGCCACATTCTCCACGTTCGTGTCTATGTTCGTCTCGTGCACCAGCATCGCCGTGTACAGACCCTCCAGTTTCGTTATGCTCTCCTGCGAGGCCGTCGTGTATGCACCGCTCTTTCCCGTCTGCGTCGTGCTGTCCCCCTGCCACAAGTCCAACCCCTTCTCCTTCGCCATCTGACGATACTTCTCCAGCAGCGCGTTGAAGGTACCCTGCTGGCTCAGAGCATTGTCCGTCATGTCGTCCAGAATCCGCACATAGTTGCCAAACTTCTCCTCGTCCGTCAGGTCCTCGCGCTTCATCACGTCCAGCATCTCCTCCTGAGCCTTCTCCAGCAGTGGGGCTATCGTCACCGTGTATATCATCTGCTCCGCCAGCTTCTCCAGCATACCCGTCAGCGAGTCCGCAAAAGCCTTCCCCGCATCAGTACCGTTCTTGAAGGCATCCACCAGCGCGTCCGTCAGCGTCTGCCCAAGGTCGCCGAACACACCCTCAAAGTAGTCCTTCACAGACTCCCAGGCCTCCTCAGCCTGGTCATATAGGTCTATGATATATTGCAGGGCCTCCTTGTCATTCTTCGCAAACTCACGGCTGTTCATGATGCTCTCAGCCAGCTCGCGGTTAAAGTTCCCCGCACTGTCTATCAGCTCAGGATAAACGTCCAGTATGCTGCTGTACGTATCCTTGCCCTTGCCCCAGCCGAACAGCCCCGTCTTCTTATGTCCCGTCTTTATCTCAATGTCAGCCAGTCCCGAGTAAGCATCTTTCAGCTCCGAGTAGCCCTTGTTCACAATCTTGTTCCAGAAGGCATTCCCAGTATCAAGGTATCCGAACTTCTGCTGCTGCTCAGCCGTGCCCGCAATCTCCGCCTTCAGGCCAGCGTAGGCATCCTTCATCACCCTCACAGCGTTCGCAGCCTTCCCGTAAGTGTCCGTGCCGAATATCGTCTGAGCCTTCTCCATCTCCAGGTTCTGCTCCATCAGCAGCAGGTTATACTCACGCTGCTGAGCCGTCACCTCCTCCATGACTTTCTCCAAAGCAGCCTTATGACGCGCACTCGCCTGAAAAGCCTTCGTCACCCAGCCGATAGCCTCGCCCGCGGCAGCAGCTATGCCGCCAACGACGCCGCCCTCAGCAAAGCCACGGCCTATGTTGCTCACACTCGTCATCACACCCTGCACAGCATCCATCGCCTCAGCCATGCCATCGTTACCCGCCGCCTCAAACATCTCGCTCAACCTCCCGGCCAGGTCGCCCACCATCTCAGCAGAAGCCGCAGCAGACTCACCAAGGCGCTTCAGCTTAGCCTCAAGGCCCTTCTCCTCACCATCCTCGCCGTGCTTGAACAGCTCCCCAACCGCATCAGCCAGAGCCCTGAACGGATTCTTACCGAGCACCTCCTTCTTCAGCTTCTCATACTGCTCCGTCAGAGCCTTCAGCTTCTCAGGGCTCTTCTCCAGAGCCTTCAGCTCAGCCGGCGAAAAACCAAGCTCCGCCATATCCTTCTGCGTAATCCTCCGCTCCGTCTTTCCGTTCCCGTCCTTTATCACAACCGTGCCCTCAGCGTCCTTCGTCCCACGCAGATAGTCCATCAGCACCTTTGTCCTGTCTATTATCTTCTGCACCTCAGCCACACTCTTCTCCGAAGTGTCAGCAAACAAGTCCACAAGCACCTTGTTCTCCTTGCCCAGCTCCGTCAGCTGAGCCTCGTCCACAGACTTCAGCGCAGCACGCTCCTGCTTCGCCAGCTCTGCCAACGCACGCTCCTTCACATCCTCGCCTATAGGACGCCCCTCTGCGTCCACAGCCTTCTCTATATGAGCACGATCCTTAGCAAACTTCTCGCGGATGCTCTTGCGCTGCTCCTCGTAGTCTTGGTACTTGGCGAGCAAATTCTGATAGAGCTTTGCTTCGGAATTTTGCTTGTATGCGTTTGCGGCTTCAGTATATTGTTTCAGATAGTTTTTTTGGTCAGCACTCAAATCATCCACAGTAACAGTTGGGCGCTTCAACCCTTGTTTCTTCCAGTCAGGATGAGCCTGTTCAAATGAGAGGTCTGATATATTCTGAAGTTCATCAACCCATTCTTGCTGGCGCAAACGGTTCGCTTCGATAAGTTTATCGTAATTGAGATTTATCGTTTCAAGTTCCTTGTCAAAACCCTCTTGCAAGCCGTCAATCTCCGCTTGTTTCAAATCAAATTCGGTTTGCTTTTCTGACGCTTCTTGTTTACGTTGTGCCGCTTCTACCTGACGCCCTTTCTCTTCTTGCTCTGCAGCCTTTATATTAGCTTTTTCTTGAGGTGTAAGACCTGTGTTCTTTGTCTTTTTTGTTGTCTTTTTTGTTTTCTTTGATGTGTCACCACCTGCAGCCTCATAGTTTGCCTTTGCCTTCTTTTCTTCATCGCGTGCCTTGCGCAATGCTGCAAGATAGGACGCTTCATCAGGATAAAGGGAACGATTGTTGCGATTCTTTATGACTTTATTTACTTCATTCTGTGCATTAGTCCATGCGGTTTTTGCATCTTTCATGAAGTCTTTAGAGGCATTCTCGTGTATGCTTTTCATACGAGCAGTGGCCGATTTGATGCGGTTTTGCAATTCGTCTACACTAGTTGCAACACTCTCTCCTGGAAGTTTTACAAGTTTCTTGCCTTGCTTGTTCGCAGAGGAGATACAATTTTTGTAGAAGTTGATAGTCTTTTGAGCGGTCTCTGCGTTCATACTATTCAACTTTGCCATAAACTTGTTATGGTTATCTGTTCGCACTTGCTGCACATCTTTCCACACCGTACCCTCTGAAGCTTTAATCAACGATTCTATAGCGGAGTTGAACGTCTGAAACGTGCCACGCACGTTCCTTACTTCTTTATTATATTTCTTGTCAAGGTTCTGATAGAGATTATAATCAGAATCTGACATAGTCAAGCGTCCCGTCTTATAATATTCTTTGCGTAGTTCGAGGTATTTTTTTAAGTCAGCCACTCGTTGTTGATCTGCCTTTAAATTACCTTCGCCTTTAAGATTACGTTCTTCACGAAGTTCCTCGTTATATTCCCGGCGCGCCTCCGTCAGTTTGCCAATAAGTTCCTTTTCGGTCCTGTATTTCTCAAAGACTGACGGCATCAATTTCTTTAGTTTTTCTAGAGCTTCTAGTTTGTCTTGTTCCGCTAGATTCTCATCTGTTATGGTGCTTATACATTTTTCAATCGCTTCTTTTTTGTCATTGATTGCATCTGTCTGTTCTTTCTCACGGTCAGCCGCACGTTGAGCCTCGTCAGCGGCAGCAGAGCAATTCTTTGAATATATAACCAGCGCAGCGGCAGCAGACAAAATAACAGTTGCAAGTAACACATAAGGATTGGCATTTGCTGTTATATTGAAGGCTTGCTGTGCAGCTGTTGCAAGTCCCAATTCTTTACGGAACATAGCCACAAGGCGAATGTTTTCAACAAAAGAAGCAGCCTTCTGTACTGCCAGTGTTGCAATCAAAGCTGTTTTATAACTGCCATATACCGCAACAAGCGACATAAGGGCTTTTCCTACCGCTTCATAGTTCTTTACAAGTTCAGAAGCCACTTCAACGCTACCAGTTAAAATACCCTCACTCTTTTCGCCCATGGCATTGAACATGTTGTCAATAGCACCTTCCAAATTTGAGATTTGTCCCTTCAAACCTTTGCTTTGCTTATCCAGCATACCATGAAATTTGCCACCCTCTGCGGTTGCGTCTGCAAATGCTTGCGCCACCATTTCAGAGCTGATAGCACCAGCGGACATTTCGTCTTTGAGTTGTCCTATGCTTTTGCCAGTTTTTTCCGATATGGTAGCGAGTGGATTGAAACCGGCATTTATCATCTGGAGCAAATCTTGCCCCATCAGTTTTCCCGTAGCCGACATTTGCGAAAATGCAAGTACAAGCGAGTTGAAGCGGTCACGGTCGCCCATGGAGATGTCACCAATCTGCTTTAGTGTCGGGATGACCTTCTCCGCCTCGATGTTGAATCCGAGCATAGTTTGCGCTCCTCCTGCAAGATCATTGAGCATAAGCGGTGTGTTCACGGCATATTCACGCAATTCACCGAAGAACTGCGTAGCTTTGTCCTTGCTGCCTAACAATGTTTCAAACGAGATACTGAGGTTTTCCACTTCCTGGCGCACATCGATCATTGTTTTCACAAATTCCACAGCCTTCTGTGCCGTGAACACACCGCCAATGGTCATGCCGACTCGTTTCAAGGACTCATCAAGCAAATTAGCCTTAGTCTGGGCATCTAACATGCCCTGGCTAAGGTTCCCTTTCATCAATAATTCTACTTCTACAGCTTTCATGTCATTTCTTCAGTCTTGTTTGAAAACACTCCAGGATCTCCTGAGCGGTACGCTTCCCTTTCACTTTACGCGACGGCCCAGAATCTTCCTTGCCCTTCACCTTCACATAACGCGGAGCATCGGCAAGCATCAGCACCAGAGTCTCCCAGTTCACACCCCACAGCATATAGTCCACGCTCCAGCCTGTCGCCTGAGCCACCTGCCAAAGCATACCGAAGAGGCTATGTGAACCCTCATACTTAGTTCTTAACTCCCCTTCCTTTAATGGCTCGCTATCGTCGGCTTCAGCGGATTCGTCGCCGCCGACAATGCGATAATACTCTCGAAACCCCGCGTGCCCAGCAGAAGCGTCCAACGTCGGAAAGCAGCCTCAAGCCAAACGTCATCCACCCACCAGCGTAGCAACCATGCCACCACGCCCGACAGCAGCAGCCCGCTCCACTTCCCCCTGCATATCGTCAGAGCAACAATCCGGCTCACAGTGCCCCCGTGCTCCCCAAGCCAAGCCAGACGCTCAGCCTCTGTCATCGCCTCCAGCTCCGCGTGAGTCACGTTCAGGCCCGCAAACAGACGAGCTATACGTATCTGACCGCCAAGACGCGGACGGCCCATCCTGAAACGCAGACGTATCGCCTCCTTGCGCCACGGCAGCTTCAACTCCTTAAAAGGAACGGAGACACCCACGTCCAAAAGTGCCTCCGCTGCCTCCTTCTCAATATGGCTGTCCTTCATCGCTCTCGGTGTTTATCTATCCAGCCACATCATCAATGCTGTAAGGCTTGCTACCGTCGTCCGGAATCATCACCTCAACCTCAACCTTCACCTTCGACACACTGTCCAAGTTCAGGTCGCCGTCAATGTATGCCGAGATGAAAGCCTTCCGGATGTTTATCTCGTGCGACGAGTCCGTCTGTATCGTTAGTGGACTCGTTATCTGCACCAGGTCCGATGGAGCTTCCCAGCCCGTCGCTTTCTCCGCCGTCTTCTTCACCACACCGCCCATCAGAGCTGCCATGTTCTCGTAGTCCATCTGGATCAAGTCAAAGCTCGGGGCTATCGTGCCGTTCGACTTCGGAATCACAAGCACAGGGCCGCCATGCTTCTGGGCAGCGTTGATCTTCGTCACCTCGCCCTTCGCACCGTTCAGCTTGAAGCTGTTTTCCTCGATGTAGCCAAGCTTTTTTTCGCCTACCTTAACGACCGCCAGGCCGTACATAAAATCGTTCATAAATCTTCATTGTTAAAATTGTTATTACCGTGCAGACTATTCCGCCTGCAATAAATACACACCAGTCCACCCACCACAGCCCTCGCTCTTTCGAACGTTCTTCAACCGCCGTTTGAGCACTGTCCTGAAGATGAGCGTTCTTCACGCTCAGGCGCTCGTTCTCCGCCTCATAATACGCACACAGACGCGCCAAACTGTCGCAGCCGCTCTCTATCACCAGGGTAGGAGGCTTGCCGCCCGTGTTCTGCTTCACACTCGCCTTCACGTGCGCACGGCCAGAGCTCGCAGCATAGCTCGCTCCTTCAGGCAGTCGCCACAGACCGGAGTCAAGCGCTATCTCCAGCAATGCCGTGTCCGCCTTCACCGGTGCCGTCCACCACGCCTTCATCACGCTCGTTGCGGCGCTTGCGCTGTCCTTTCGCACTGCGCTTGCCGACACTTTGTTTTCCGACCTCACCGTCTGTCTCGTCGAGCTGCAGCTCGCTGCTGACAGGACAAGCAGCCCTGTGAGGACATAGCTGAATAGCCTCAATGGCACGCGACAGACGGTTGACAGCACGCCGCGTGAGGTTGTTTTCTGCCACCAGTTTCTCAGTGATCTTTGTCGTCTCTTCATATTTCTTCTGAGTTTCAACAAGCAGCGTCGATACGTCTTCGTACATCACCTTGTAGGTGTCATGCACGCTCTTCGCCGTCTCGGCCTCCTTCACCTTGCGGTTCGCAACCCAAGCGATGGCGGCACCTATGCCGCCCGAGGGTATAGCCCACTGCAGGATTTGCATGATTACTGTGTCCGCCATCCTTGTTTTCTCTTTATTCGTTATTTACTCTGTTTTCACACTCTCCTTACTGCCTGATGCCGATGCTCTCTAACCATGCCTTCACGTCAAAACTCGGGCAGGCTTTAGTCACGCCTGGCAGGTCACGGTGACCCACAATCTTGATCTGTGGGAACCTTTCATGAAAGTTCCTCACGTAGTCAGTCATAGCCTTCAGCTGTGCCGCCGTGCGCGTGTCCTTGGCCGTCTTGCCGTCCTTTGCCAGACCGCCGGCATACACCACATGGCGGCTCACCGAGTTATAGCCCGCAGCACCGTTCGTCACCTCCCAGGGGTCCACCTCCGCATCCTCGTTGTTCTTCACCAGACGCTCCACTGTTCCGTCCAGATGGAACAAATCGGTGTACCCCACCTGCTTCCAGCCCCTGCCACCCTTCTTCACCGGGTCAGTGTGCCAGTGGCGTATCTCTTTAGAGCTTACCTCACGACCTTCTGGCGTGGCTGTGCAGTGCAGCACCAGATATTTCATCCTTGCCATAGCCTAGCCGATGGGGTCAGCATACTCTGCTAAACCGCGTTCCACAACGTCATGGGCACGATCCAGCTCAAATTCAAGCACCTCACCTGCCTCGTGCACCACGCTCAGGTCTTCCTTGTCGCGAAACTTTGCCACGACATTCACACTCACTGTCTTTTTCTCTGCCATAATCTTTTTTTTATTTTAGTTGTATTTGTTACCTGGGCGGAGGCGGTTCCACGCACTCCGCCGTTCCCAGTTTCTATCCCTCGGGCACGTAATTGAACTTCTTGGTCTTTCTCCAGTCCATCACCACAATCTCCTCGCCGAAGCCAACGTTCGTGTCGGCCTTCATCAGCAGCTTGAAGAAGTACAGCTCCGATGGGTTGCTCAGCTTGTCTATCTGGATCACGTTCTCGTCGTCCTGAAGGTTCACCGCAGCGAAGAAGTTGCCGTCCGCATCGGGCGAGCACAGCGTCGCCATGATGAGCGAGTCAGGCCAGGCGGCCACAGTCTCGATGGCGATGCCCTTGAAGCGCTTGCTGTTCACCTCGCTCTCGTTAGAGTTCTTGTGCTCGCGCTCTGTCAGTTCCTTGTCGTACTGGTCAAAGTCGTCAACGCTCATCAGAATGCGCAGGTTCGGGTTCTCGCGCATCGCCTTGGGGATGGCGTTGCGCACAGCATACAAGCGGTCTATCATCGAGGTGGGGCCCTCAGGGTTCACCACAATTACGTCGCTTGCCTTGGCTGCTTGCGTCAATATGCCGTCCATCAGCTGGTCGTCGGTGCCGCCGCTCACATACTCGCCGTTCACAAACAGGTTGCCAAGCTCAAACTGCACCTGCTTCGACAGCGCCTCCAGAAGAGCGTTCTGGGCCTCGGGAGGAAGTTCCGCAAACACCAGGTTGCCCTTAGGCTGCCACTTTCTCCATATCTGCTCAAAAGCTCGTGGGTTAAACACCGTGAACGCCATGAAGTCGTGGGGCTCCAAGGTCTGCTCGCTGTAATTGAAGTCGCCCTGGGCATCGCTCTTCTGAGGGTCTTCCTTGCGCTTCTGCAGCATCTTGCCCGCCTTTAGGCGTGGCACGCTGATTTTCTTTTCCACACCGGGAATCACCATGATGAGTCCCTTGTCCACAAGCTCGTTGCCCGTGGTCGCAACGGTCAGGATGCGCTCCAGCACCTCGCCGTTGTAGTTCGTGTTCTTTACTACTATTGCCATTTGTTTTCCTTTTTATGGTTCTTCTGTCTCTCGTCCTTTACTGGAACTGGCGCTTCATGCGCGCTTCCCTGATTTGCTTCTGGCGCTGCTCCCATGGGCCGTCGCTCACGCCGGGCTGCACATGAAGGTCGTTCATCACCTTGCGCTTCGGGGTCAGTGCGGAAAGCACCTTCTTGCCCTCGGCCATGTTTCCCTTCAGAATGTTCTCGAAGGTCGGGCGGCTTTCAGCATTGATGCGGCCGTCCTGCTCAGCTGCGTCCAACAGTTCCTTGCGCTCAGCCTCTGCGTCTGCCTCGGCTTTGTCCTCAAAGCCCTTCAGCTTCGTCTTCAGCTCTTTGTTCTCGTCCTCCAAGGTCTGTGCCTTGCCGGCAAGGGTCGCATAGTGCTGAGCCCTCGCCACCACTTCTTCATCACTCTTGCAGTCCTTAAACTGCGCCTGTTTCTTCAGTTCTTCTAATGTCATATCGTTCGCTTTTTGTGGCTCGTTCCTGAGCCGGTTGTTGAATGTTGTGTATATCTCCTCTGGAGTGCTGTCCTCAGCCACGGGGTCCGCATCATAAATGCCGTCTATCAGACCCATCTGCAGGGCCTCCTGCGCCGTCAGCCAGTGGTCTGTCCCGTCAAAGTATTGGGCTTTCACTTCTTCTTTGCTCATGCCCATGCGTTGGGCGTACATCTCGCCCAGACTGTCCTCCAGGCTCTCTATCTCCGCGATGCACTTCGCCATCTCTTGCTTGTTGCCGTAGCAGCCACCGCTCACGCTGTGAAGCATCAGACGCGCATACCGGCTCATCTCCACTGGCTTGCCGCACAGCGCTATCACGCTCGCCATGCTCGCCGCCACACCGTCCACGTAAAGACGTATGTCTGCATTGCTCTGGCGGATGGCGTTGTAGATGGCTATACCGCTGAACACGTCGCCGCCGTTCGAGTTGATGCGGATGTCTATACGCTCACTCTCCTCGGCGCAGGCTGCCAGCTCGGCGGCTATCTGCCCGCTCGCCACCTCGTAGCCGATGTCGCCATACATGTAGATGGTGCTCACGCTCGCCGCTTTCTTGATATTGAAATATTTGCTCATTGTCTCCTTCTTTGTCGGGCAGTTTGCCCATGTTGCGGTTGCAAAGTTAATGGCTTTCCAACCTCATTCCATACCCCCTGTTTTATCATGAAACGTTATGCCGGCATCATAACGCCGCAACTTGTCATCATGCTTTTCACTCGCTCGGATTCACTCCTTTTCACGGTAATTTTGCACTGCATTTATTCACATTATAAACAGATTTTTCAATGGCAGATTTAACCAATACACAGAAAAAAGAGTGGGCTCGCACGCTTTATCTCCGAGAAAACCTCACACAGCAGGAGATTGCCGACCGTGTGGGAGTGTCACGCGTCACAGTCTCAAACTGGTGCCGCGGCGGCAAATGGGAGGAACAGAAGGTCGGACTCACGCTAACACGACGTGAGCAGGTACAAAGCCTCTATCGTCAGGTAGCCGAAGTCAACAACGCAATACAGCTCAAACCAGAGGGACAACGATACCCTGATGCTAAGCAGGCTGACACTATCGTGAAGCTCACATCAGCAATACGAAACATGGAGCAAGAGGTGGGCATCGCCGACCGCATCGCTGTGCTCACTGATGTCATCGAGTGGATGCGACCATCCGACCTCGACAAGGCAAAGGAGCTAACCTCGCTTTTCGACGCTTACATCAAGGACAAACTCTAACAGCGTATGAAACAGACTGACCGTATAGCACTACAAAACTGGGAAAAGTTCAAGGACAACATCGCGCGCGCAACGCCAGTAGATCGATCCATGTCACAGGCCGAAATACAGAAGCACCGTGCATGGCTTGAAGCACGCCCGCTCGAATGGATAAAATTCTTTTTCCCGAACTTCGCACAGTATGAGTTCGCACCTTTTCAGAAAAGGGCCATACGACGCATTCTCTCCAATCCCGAGTGGTTCGAGGTAATCTCATGGAGCCGAGAGCTCGCCAAGTCCACTTGTGCCATGTTCTGCATCATGTACCTCACACTCACAGGGCTTAAACGAAATGTCATACTCACATCCAATTCATTCGACAATGCCGTCCGACTGCTCGACCCGTTCCGGGCCAACCTCGAAGCCAACGGGCGCATCATCGCCTACTACGGAAAGCAGCAGTCGCTCGGCTCATGGACGGAGGACGAGTTCATCACCAAGCAGGGCGTGGCTTTCCGGGCACTCGGTGCAGGACAGTCACCACGTGGCTCCCGAAAGGATGCCGTACGCCCGGATGTGTTGATTGTCGATGACTTCGATACCGACCAGGACACGCTCAATCCCGACATCATACAGAAACGATGGGACTGGTGGGAGAAGGCGCTTTACCCAACGCGCTCCGTCTCTGAGCCTACACTGGTGCTCTTCTGCGGCAACATCATCGCCAAGGACTGCTGTGTCGTACGCGCAGGAGCAATGGCCGACCATTGGGACATCGTTAATATCCGCGACAAGGACGGACACTCCACATGGCCCGAGAAAAACTCTGAGGAGCACATCGACCGTGTTCTCGCCAAGATTTCCAAGAAGTCAGCGCAGGGCGAGTACTTCAACAACCCCATCTCAGAGGGCGAGATATTCTCCGAGATGGCGTTCGGAAAGGTGCCGCCGCTCTCCAAGTTCAAGTTCCTCGTGGCTTACGGCGACCCCGCTCCGGGCGAAGGCAAGGGCAAAAAAGGCAAGTCGTTCAAGACGGTCTCACTCCTCGGCAAGCTCTCAGGCAAGCTGTACGTCATAAAGACGTTTTTGGCTCAGGCGCTCAATGCCGAGTTCATCGACTGGTATGTGCAGCTGCTCGCATTTGTCGGAGGGCGTGCTCCTGTCTATTGCTACATGGAGAACAACAAACTTCAGGACCCGTTCTTTCAGCAGGTATTTAAGCCGCTCGTCGCCAAGGTGCGACGCGAGCAGGGCGTACAGCTCTACATACGAGGAGACGAGGAGAAGAAAACCGACAAGGCAACACGCATCGAGGCCAATCTGGAACCGATGAACCGTGCCGGTAATCTCATACTCAACGAGGCGGAACGCGACAATCCCCACATGAAGGAACTCCTCGACCAGTTCACGCTCTTCACCCTCTCCCTACGCTATCCGGCCGACGGTCCTGATGCCGTAGAGGGCGGCAATCGCATCATCGACGAGATTCAGCACAGGGCCGAACCACCGGTCACACGCTCGCGTGCCGACATACGCACACGCAACAAACGAAGATTATAAATTCTAAACAATGTATATATGAGCCAATTCGTACAACTTTCCGACTACGATGCCTCCATTCACCGAGAGATTCTCGATGCGCTCACCAGAGCCGACGAATCGGTCATCGAGATTTGTGAGGATCGGGCCATCGCCGAAATGAGGTGCTATCTCTCCAAACGATACGACTGCGACCGTATCTTCGCGGCCACTGGGGCCGATCGACTCCAGCTCGTACTCATGATGGTCATAGACATCGCCGTATACCACATCTTCTGTATTCACAACCCGCAGAAACTCTCACAGTTGCGCAAGGACCGCTACGACCGGGCAGTCGAGTGGATGAAGGCGGTCGCCGCAGAGGACATCTCCATCCAGGGGGCACCGCTACTGCCCGAGGAGGTGCGTGCTGCACATGCGCCATTCCGCTTGAAAAGCAACCCCAAACGGGTCAATCACTGGTAACTGACAATTAAAAATTCTGATTATGACAAAACGAAAGTATAGCAAAGCCCCAAAGGGCAAAATCACCATTGGCGGAAACATTCCGCAGCAGGGACAGCAGCGCCCCAATGTCATTGTGCTCACGCAGCCAAAGCGCTTCGGCATCGACATCGCCGACTTCACTTCGGCTGTCCGGGCGGCAGAGGATGTCGATTTCTCGCGACGATACAAACTCTACGACCTTTACTCTGACATACTCATGGACACACACCTCTCCTGCGTCATCGAGAAGCGACGCAATGCCGTGCTCTGTTCCGATATCGAGTTCTGGAGAGACGGAAAGCCTGACGACTCTGTCAACGAGCAGATAAAGTCACCATGGTTCTCACGACTCGTCACCGACATTATAGATGCAAAGATGTGGGGCTTTTCCCTCTGCCAGTTCTATCGCCAGGGCGAATGGGTCGATTACGACCTCATCCCAAGAAAGCACGCCGACCCTGTGCGCCGACTCATACTGCGACACCAGACCGACATCACCGGCACCTCATGGGACGAATACCCCGACCTGCTTTTCATCGGATCGCCATCTGACCTCGGACTCCTCGCCAAGGCTGCACCATGGGTCATATACAAGCGCAACACCACGGGCGACTGGTCACAGTTCTCCGAGGTCTTTGGCATGCCCATTCAGGAGTACACTTACGAGACCGATGACGAAGACTCACGACAGCGAGCCATCGACGATGCATACAATGCCGGCTCGCTCGCAGTTTTCGTGCATGGCAAGGACACCACGCTAAACCTCGTTGAGGCGGGCAACAAGACGGGGTCGGCAGATGTCTATGAGAGACTCTGCGAGCGCTGCAACAACGAGATTTCAAAGCTCATACTCGGAAACACGCTCACCACCGAGTCCTCAGAAAACGGAACGCAGGCGCTCGGCACGGTACATAAGAAGGTGGAGGACCGAGTGGCGCAGGCCGACAGACGATACATCCTCGATGTGCTCAATTATGACATGACGGACATATTCCAGCGCATGGGCATCAATACCTTTGGCGGAGAGTTCTGTTTCCCCGAGCAGAAGGACATCGACCCTTCCACAAAGATGAACATACTCACGCAGCTGCGCGCCAACTTTCAGCTGCCTGTCTCCGACGACTATCTCTATGAGGAGTTCGGTGTCGAAAAACCTGCCGATTACGACAAACTGAAAGCCGAACAGCAACAAAAAAAGGAGGCGCTTGCCTCCATTGCCAAGCAGCAGTTCCCTGCCGATGATGATGACGAACCCGAAAACAGCGACGACAAAAACAACTCCCAACCGTCGCCAAAACAAAAAAGGTCTTTCAAAAACTGGCTGCGCTCTTTTTTCGCAAAAGCCCCGCAGCAGGGCGGGGCGGATTTAGAGTGGTAGTCAACAATCTCTACCAGGCCAAGGCCGATGATGTGGCTGCGTCCATGGAGTTCTCAGACGATTTCATCGCGCAGGTTCTCCACGACATCTACCGTCGGGGCAAGACTCAGTCTCACGCCGACCTTTCGCCCGAACTGTTCCGTGCCATCCTGCGCAGATTCAATGAGGCTACAACCCAGGGCATGGCTGCAGCCGATGTGCCCGACCTGGATGACGACTTCCGTCAGGCGCTCCGCCATTCCAACGAGGTCTTCTCTGCCTTCAAGGTCCACCGTATGCAATCTGATATGGCAAGACTTCTCACCGATTCAAACGGCGATTTAAAGCCGCTCAATCAGTGGGCAAACGATGTTCTGCCCATCGCCTCGCATCAGTGTGGGGCATGGCTGCGCACCGAATACGACACGGCGGTTATTCGGGCACACCAGGCAGCCGACTGGCAGCAGTTCCTACGGGAGGCAGACGTACTGCCCAACCTCAAATGGATGCCATCCACATCGCCCAATCCGGGCGCCGACCATCAGCTCTTTTGGAACACGGTCCGACCCATCAACGACCCGTTCTGGAACGAACACCGACCGGGCGACCGATGGAACTGCAAGTGCTCGCTTACATCCACCGACGAACCATGCACCGCTACGCCTTCTTCCGACAAGGCAAGCAATCCGCAGCCCGGACTCGATTCCAATCCAGGAACTGACGGGGCTGTGTTCGCACAGTCGCATCCCTACTTCCCAAAATCATGCGCCTCATGTAGTTTCTACAAGCCGGGATTCAAGGACACACTGCGCAGCGTCTTTACCAATAGGGCAAAGGACTGCTATAACTGCCCGTACATCAACGCCTGCATAAGTCGTATGTCATCGGACGGTTTTAAGTTGGAGCATAATTTCAAAAATGGGGGCAAACTATATGTGCATCCCGACATCGACAAGGACAAAGCCGACTACAAGGACATGAAGCGCATCTGCCTACAGCTCGCAAAAATGGGACACGAGGTTCGTATGACTCCGCGATTACACTGCAAGTCCGAGGAATACAAACAAATTTATGGTTCGCTCATTGGTACAAAATACGAAAACAAATGCCCCGACTTCTCTGTCGATGGCGTATTCTACGAGTATGAGGGCTTTGTCAAGCCGTGGAACAAAAAGAAAGTCGGACACATGCTATCCCATGGACTACAGCAGTCCTCACGTGTTGTTATCAATAATACAAAGGGATGCTCCGACCGCTTCATACGAAAAGCGGTCATGGCAAGAATACATTTGCCAGGACAGGAAGTCAACGAGGTTTGGATTTACGAAAAAGGCAATGTCAGATTGTTCTATAAAGACCGTAAATTCTACTACAACTAAAAATAACTACGGGGAAGCCTTTGCAGACCTCCCCGCGATGCAACGTGCCGTAGCACATGCTAACTTCTCATCGAAGCTGTCGCAAAGTTAATAATAATAATTTAATAAACAAGCGTTATGAACAAATTTTTCTCTTTTTTCGCAGCGTCTAACCGATACAAGCATCTCATCGGTGGCTTCATCGTCGCCACACTTGCCGGTTCTTTCTATGCTGCCATATATGCCGCAGCCGTCGCTGCATCGTGCCTCGAACTCAAAGACCGCCTAAATGGCAACCTCTGGGACTGGACAGACTGGCTCTGCACCGTTCTCGGCGGCATCATCGCAGCACTCATGTTTTACGTCTTATTCCCAATGGTATGGAATTAAAGGATTTCTCAAAACAACTAAAATCGCATAGTAAGCAAATCGACCATCTTATGCGAAGGCGCCTCCCCGTCATTGCAGGGCGTATGGCAAAGGACTTCTTCCAGAACAGTTTCCGCATCAGTGCCTTTGTCAATGGTGGGGTCCACCATTGGCAAACTACCGGGAGGCAGCTCGCAGGAGGCAAGACGGCAGCATCGCGCTATGGACCGCTACTTTCCTCACGCAACCATCTGTTCGCGTCCATAAAATACACGCCGTCAGACTATCGCGTCAAGGTGGCAAACGACCTGCTATATGCTCCCATACACAACTGGGGAGGAACACTCCACCCCTCTGTCACGCCTAAGATGCGACGCTTCGCATGGGCCATGTTCTATCGCGAGGCGGGCATCAAGCGCAACGCCTCCAAGAAAAGCAAAAAGAAACGTACCGACGAGGCTGCTGCAAATCCACGCGCACAGAAGTGGCGTGCCCTCGCTCTCACAAAAAAGAAGAAACTCTCCGTACATATCCCACAGCGACAGTTCCTCGGAGATAGCCGCGAGCTGCAGGACATGATACACGAACGCACTAAACAGGAAATTATCAAGATATTAAACTCTGAAAAATAAAATCATTATGGAAGAATTGTTCAAACTCATTATCGAACTCATCACTAACAAAATGACCGGTCTCTCACTCGTTGACGAAGACTGTGGTCAGTTGGAGGCAGGCATTGAGGAAGATGCCTACCCGGTCACCTTTCCGTGCGTCCTCATCGGCAATCTCGAAGCCGATTGGACCAATGTCGGCATGGGAGCCCAGAAGGGGCAGGTGCAGTTCTCTGTACGTCTCGCCGTCGATTGCTATGACGACACGCACTACGGATCGGGAACCGAGTCAAAGGTGGCAGAGCGTTTGCAAATGGCAAACAGCCTCTACACCGCATTGCAGTGTTTCCGCCCATTCGGATATATGTCGCCGATGATACGCACCAAGTCGCGTTTCTATTCTATGCCCGGTGGCATAAAGGTCTATGAGTACATCTTTTCGTTCACCATCCACGACGAGTCTGCTCTTCTCTCACAGCGTCGGGAATAGCTCCAGCTGGCTCGCGGTAAGCCGAGGGACCTTCACCTTCGGCAGTGGCTTCACGTTTACCATACCGCCCTCCCTGCACTTACGTCTGATGATGCTCATGATGCGCTCTTCCGAAATAAAGAACTCACGTTCTGAAAGAAGCTTCAGGGCATCATCAAAACGTAGGCGCTGCACCTCCGTCCAGTAATAGTAACGGCGGTACAGAGCCTCGTCCCTCAGCTTTATCAGCTCTTTATTCCTTCCTTTTTTCATAGTCTGCAAAAATAAACTTTTCCCCTTAAACCGCAAGCAAAAAGCCACCTAAATCGCTCATATTTAGGTGGCTTTATTCATCTTGCGCCCTCCAAAGGCTCAGAAAGGCTCAAAAAGGCCCAGCACATCATCACAACCTGCAGAAGCTCGGCTCTATGCGGCTCCACACGCCGTTCTCCGGATTGCGCTTAGAGAAGTAGTAGTTCGTCGCCGTGGTCTGAACCACATTGGCTTCCTTGAACAGACGCATGATTTCTGCATACTCCTCGTCAAAGCGGTCCTCCAGCTCATAAAGCTTCGAGATGCTCTTGTAGTCCAGGTCGCCCGTCTTGTTGCGTTCCAGAAGCGTCATCGCCATCTGGTACATCGGGTCCTCCACACCCTTCTCGCTCGCCTCCATGTAGCGCTTCAGGTAGTCCACAAGACGCTCGGCCGCAAGGTCTGCACGCTCGTCAAAACCCTTCACCTTGTTAAACTTCACCTCAAGCTTGAAGTCCCCGTCAGTGATCGTGTAGCTCTGCTGGCTCTCGTTCTTCACAGCGCCATACTCGCGCATGAGTTTCGTGAAAGCCGTCACCTCGTCGTCAAGCCATTTCTTGAAGCCCGAAACCTCACTCTCCAAGTTCTCCACTCTGCCCAGCACGTCATGCATAAACTGCCCACGCAGTGCCTCGTAGCTCTCGCGCTTCGCCATGCGGTCGTTCTTGGCCTCGGTCTGCAGCCGTGCTAACAGCTCGGCACGCTGCTCCTTTGTCATACCCTTCAAGGGGTCCACTGTCTCGTTCTTTGTTTCCATTGTCTTTTCTTTTTATGGGTTCATTACTCGTTTTCTTTCTTCTTGCGGTTCATGGCACGTAGTTTAGTGTTCAGGGTTGCCAGTTCCTCGCTGTTTAGGAAGCGGAAAGCCTTGCCCGCTATCCGTTTGTCCTCGCAGAAGCGGTCCACGGCTTTCCAGTCTGCCGTGTTCACACCCCACAGCTGCATCTGGTGTAGCACGCCACTACGCGCCTTGCGCTTCGCCTTCAGCAGAGCGGCACGACGTTCGTCGTAGCCCGCCACACGTTCCATTTCCTTGCACATCAGCTCATACTCTGTCTGGGTCATCTGCCGCAGGTGCTCTGTTCTCTCGTTGGTAAACTGCCGCACCAAGGTCTCCTTGTCTGCGCCGGGAAGCAGCTTCAGCAGCTTGTAGAACTTCCCGTAGTTATCGACGTGGTTCATGCTCCGCCTCCTTTTCTTTCCATTTCAGCCACGCCTCTCTCGCCACGGCAAGTGTCGTCGGCACGTCCCAGGTCAGCCCGTCGGCTGGCAGTATAGGCACGTTGTTGAAACACACATACACCTCACCGCTAAACTCGCGAGCCTGAACTATCGCTTCGCTCTCTCTAACCAAGGCTGCTGCTTTCTTCGCAGCCTTTTTCTCGTTGCGGGCCTTGCGCTCTGCGTTCAGCCACGCTTTCAACTCGTCTAAAACTTTCATTGTGTCAATATTTATGGGTTCTTTGTTTGTCATTTTCTCGTTTGTTGGGTTTCCACTTTATAGTCACTTCGGCGTCCATCTTGCCGCTGCCCTCACACACGGGGCAGATTTTCCATTCGCTGTCGTTCGGGCTGCTCCGGTCGCCTAAAAAACCGCCCTGACCATGACAGTATTCGCAAGTATATCCTCGGCTCTCGATACGTTCTTCCTTGCTGCCGTAAACTGGTGGCGTCAGCCATATCATTCGATGCTTACTGCTCATTGTTTCTCGCGTTTATATGTTACTCTCTCATAAGTGTGCCACTGGATAATCCGTGCCGCAAACATCAGGTCGGTAGTTTCCAGCACCACACACCCTTTGTTCTTCTGGCTGCGGTGTGCCGTCAGGTCACATTGCCAGTTACCCTCCAGCCATTCGTCCATCACGCTCTCCGCCTGGCTTTTCTTCAGCAGGATGTATATCGTGTCACCCTGCCGGTAGTCGTTCATGTCCTTACTCATTGCTTCTTGTCGTTATTGGTCCAATTTTCGTGCAAGCGAGTGCAAAGCCAAACTCGTTTGGTTTTGCCGAGTGCCGCCGAAAATCGGGCTAATCCTTAGCCCAATATTCTTCAGCTCGCTCCGCCCAGATGGTGTAGTAGCCCTTGTCCCCGAAATATCGCCCCTTCGATATGGCTCTATATCCCTCCACCCATATCTTCAGCGAGGCATCAAACATCACGCTCACCGCTGTACGCCCCTTCGGGCGTGTGCCCTCGGCTTGGCTGATGATGACGAGTAGTTTGTTCGGATGCCGGGACTTGAAGGCCAGATAGTCCTCAAAGCTCATGCCCGTATACTGGTAGGAGTCTATCACCACCGTGTCGGGGCTTTTCCTTTTCGACAGCCGCTTGTCAAGGTCCTCCATGCTCTCGGCATCCAGCAGCACCATTCGGCGCGCCACGTCCTGCATCCCGGCTCGTATAAAGGCGTTCTTCATCGTCAGGCTCGAACCTTCCTCCAGACTGTCATAAGCCACTCGCCCGAATCGGCATAGCTCCTTGCACAGCTTCAGCACGAAACTCGTCTTGCCGCTTCCGCTTCGACCCCACACGAACCACACTCCGTTCCGCTCAGGCTCGCCGAAAGCCTCGCGCCACTCGTCGCTCAGCTTGTAGGTCTGCTTCTTCATCGCAAGCAGCTCGCTCACGCTTATCGCTCTTTTCATATCGTTTGAATGTTATTTGAACACCGTTCAAGCGTCCATCTGCTTCACTCTGTGTACACCTTTCTTCACCCTCCGCAGGTCGAAGTCATACTGCTCGGCGTCCTTCACCACCTCAGCTATCTTCTTGCGGTCGGTCAGTCCGTTAGCCACGCAGATCGCATAAACGTCGTTCGGACTTGTCTGCTCCAGCTCGAAGAACTTGCGTCCTATCCTGGAGTGTATCTCGTTATAGCCTTTCTTGTCATAACGCAGTCCCATCTTCATCCTGCGCTTGATATAAGAGGTCGAGAAGAACACGATGCCGCATTTGTCCTCAAGCCTGTTATACAGGTCTATGAAGTAGTGGAACACCCTTTCCGTCAGCTTGTCAGCTTCATCGAACAGCAGCACCGGGTTCTCCGTCTGTATCAGCGCGCCGATGATCGCGTCAAGCATGTCTCTTATCGTCATGCCGTCAGTCCTCAAGCCTATCTTCTTCGCAATGTCGCGGATAAAGTCGCTGCGCTTCATGTCTTCCGAGCACAGAACGTAGTAGGCACCGCTGTGCTCACGCTCGTAAAGCCGCGCTGCCGTGGTCTTGCCGCATCCGGCTTCGCCCACCACCCAGGTCACGTTCTTCCATTCCTGGGCGTCAGTCATCGCATAGGCCATCTCCTTTGCTGCCGTGGTCTCCACCATCTGCCAGGCACCAGGGGTGGCGGTTCCCACCTGCGAGGCTATCTTTCTCCACATGTCGTCGCTGATGTTCTCCCACTTGCCGCTCAGCACCGAGCTTACCGTGCCCGCACTCGTACCGTCCAGACTGGCTGCTGCCTTGTTTTGGCTCGGATATTTCATCACATAGAGGCGCAGGGCCTCGCGTATCTGTTCTTTCTGTTTCTCGTTCATATCGTTTGTTTTTATTGATTCTACAGTTTTGATGCAATCTTCTTCTCCATCGGAAGCGGTATTCTTGGCGTGTCGCCATCATCACCGCCCTCCATCACGTCCAGCCAGTCGTCAAGGCTCAGCGATTTCGTGTGTCTTCCCAGCTGGTACTGCTCAGGAGGCTGCGAGTAACGCTCCATGCGGTGGTCTATCTGCCGCTGCACGGCTGCCGTCGTGCCCTTCAGCTTCGGACTGTGCAGACCCTGCTGCTCCGCGTCCGTGCCATGCTCGGCGGCTATCGTCCGGCCGGCCACCGTCCGCTCTATGCGGTCCTGAAGGTTGGCTTCCTGCTCCTGGCGGATGAACTTCGCATCGTCCGTCCCCTGCTGGTCTTGCAGGGCGCGGTGTATCAGTATGTAGGGTTCTGCCGTCCGCTCAAAGCGCAGCGAGCCGTCTGTGCCTTTTGTATAGAGTCTGATGCTTGCAAAGTCGTAAGGGTCGTAAGCCACGATGAAACGCTCGTAGGTGTGCTTCCTTCGCCACTCGTGGTCGGGTACGCCAGGCGAAGAGCACACTTCGTACTGGCGCTTCTCGCCTTTGATCGTCACCTGCAGACCCTGGTCCGTGAACGTCGCCATGCGTTTCGTAAACACCCAGAACATGTCCACCATGTCGTGCAGCGTCACTTCCTGGGTCTCCTCGTTCACGCTCTTCTCATACATGTCTATCCTGCGCTCGCCCGTCGCAGGGTGCACACCCTCGTTCCATTCCTTACGGGCTGCGGCATAAGCATCTTTCAGCTCTTCCAGAGTGTACAGACTGTCCTTGTTGGCTTCGATAAACTCCACGTTCGGCCTGCTCGACGCCTTCTTCGCCGTCACGTTCTGACCCGTGAAGCGCCAGTCCTTGTGCAGCACCTGAGCCTGAAACCGTCCGAACACGCTCTCTATCGTCTTCGACTCGCCGTTGTAGGGCTGTGTCGGTCTGTGTACGCGGCAGATCTTCCCGATAAAGCCGTCCGAGTCCAGCTTCTTGTGGCCGCCCTGGTTGTCATAAACAATCTCATAAGGCTTGTGTCCGCTCTTCTGGATTGCCATGCGGTAGGCGTGATATTGAGCCTCATAGTCCTCTGTGTCGCTGATGCAGTAGCCCAGAAGCACCTCGCTCATTGCGTCGATCACTTCATACACCTGGGTCGTCCGCACCTTGCCCTGTTCGTCCCTATAGTAAAGGTTCAGCTTCGTGCCGTCACCATACCATAGCGTGTCCCTGCGGGTCGGAAGTGCCGTCTTGTGCTTTCTGCCGTAACGCTGACGGGCTGCCTGCTCGCCATATACGGCGTCATACCATAAAGGCTCAACCGACGGGCTGTTCAGCCATTTCTTCATACCGCTTAGGCTTCTTATCGGCTTCCAGCCTCTTTCCTCGGCTATCTCGTTTGCCTTCTCAAACAGCTGCGCGTCGGTGTACACAGGAACCTTGCTACGCTTCAAAGCCACAATCAGTTTCAGAAAGTCACCGGTTATCTTCAGTGCCGAAGAGTTGCCCAGCTTGCCGCTCACCACGCTCTGGTAGCCATCGGCCTTCCAAGCCTTCAGTCGCGTCTTCAGTCGCGCCAATGTGCCCGGGAGCGTGTGGCCGTAGCTCTCGCGCATACGTTCCGAACTGTCAAGTATCAAGTCCCACGCACCCGACATCGGAGCGTTCAGACTGCTGCGGATGGCCTGGCGTCTTGCCACCATCTTCTCCAGCTCGCCAAGCACCGAGGCGTTGATGGTATATTCCTCTATCATCTTCTCCGTCAGGTGACGCTCTTGCCCGTCCTTGTCCATATAGGTGTAGGCTTCGTAATACTCACGCGCCTTCGCATCTATCTTTATGCTTGCCTTCGTCATAGCCTCTCGCATCTTTTCTTCTGGGTCGCCGTATGTCGCCACAAACCGCCGTCTGTACTTCTCCGGAATACTGCTCCACACATACAGTGCCTGAGTCCCCTCGCCGCCGCCACGCCTCGCACAAGCAATGTTGCTCCTGCATACGTTTTGACGCAAGGTGCTCGCCTTCATCACCGGCTCAACACCACCGGTCAGCTCGGCAAACGTCACGCACAATATCTTGTTGTAGTACTCCATTTCCTTTTGTCTTTGTTTTCCTTCTTGCGGTTCTCTCCTTACATAGTGGCGCAGCACATGGCTTCCACCTTCTCCTGCACGGTCTTGATGTCTGTAAACCAGGCGTGCTCGATGCGTTCCACCACGTCGCCTTTCTCGTCCTTCAACTCCAGTACGCCCGTGTTCTTGTCGCCTTCCCACATCCAGCCGTTCTCGAAGTGCTGGCGCATCATGTTGTCCGCGTCATGCACCACCTCGCTCGCAGGAGCCGTAACAAGCTCAAAACCGCCACGCTGAACGGCAAGGCAGCGTATCTTCTTTGCCAGGTCGCTCTGACCCTTCACCGGGTGAAAGTTCAATGCGTAGCTCACCATCTCCTTCGTCACGCCGAAGGCCTTTGCCAAAAATTCCCGCTGGGAGCGGGTTACTGTTATCACTCTTTTCATTGTCCGCTGTTTTTAGTTCGTTATTACTTTTGTTCGTGGAGTGTAGGGGAGTCGAACCCCACATGGCTATCCAGCGCATGGCAAACCTGCCACTCCTGCGGTCTTTCCCGCCGTCATCCGAGGCCGACCCTGCCGACTATCCAGTGCGGCGGCTGACTATCCAGTGCAGCCTCTGGGGCTTCCATTTGTTATCCTTCAATCTTCTTACCCTCGGCTATCTCATCCGTATAGCTAAATTCGCCGAACAACAACAATACTGGTTCTCCTACACCCATGACCCATTCACCCCGGCTATTATCTTTACCGTTTGGGGATGGAACAACCTTGTGAATACTACCAGGGGTCAAATTCGCGAAAGCTTTACCACAAGCATCGCATCGAATCACCTTCACATAACTTTTAGCACACTTTCGAGCCCCTTTACACATAGCCGCTTTCTTCCTGTCGCGCTCAGCTATCTCCAACAAACCGAGCGTATAACTTTTGCCTCTAAGCCCACAGTGCTTACACCTAAATTCATCGTAGATCCCCCTACGGTTTTTCTTTCCGACTTGGTTCACTTTTTCCCAGTCGTGACCATTTTGTAATAAATTCAATATAAACATACTCCTTATTTTAATTGCTAAAATTTGTAATTCTCGGCCTTTTTCACTATCTTTGGCCGCGCGTTTATTCTTAAACACGCTGCAAAGATAAACAAAATGTAGATACCAACAAAACTTTTGGGGATATTTTTATCCACAAAGTGTAGATTTATATACAGATTATGGATAAAACAAAGATGTTAGAGGGGCTGATAAGGCATTATACAAAAGGCAATAAAGCCCAATTTGCAAAGCTTTTGGGCGTATCTGCCCAAACAATAAGTGCATGGATTGCTCGTAATACGTTTGATGCTGAACTCATATACGCAAAGTGTAGATATGTTGATCCCTCATGGCTGCTCACTGGTGAGGGAGCAATGCTTCAGGAAACAGAAAATAATAATGCGCCGACCTCTAAGCACACTGTTGAGATAGCCCGCCAGGTTCCCCATGGCAGCAGCGAGGGCATACCACTCATACCGCTCGATGCAGTCGCCGGTTTTCCTGCCGAAAGTGGCGGTGGGGTACGTCTGGAGGACTGCGAGCGCTATGTCATACCGGAGTTCGAGAACAAAGGGGCAAACTTCCTTATCCGGGTGTCTGGCGACTCCATGGTGCCGCTCTATTATAGTGGTGATCTCCTCGCTTGTCGCAAAATCACAGACATCCGCTTCTTCCAATGGGGTACCGTCTATGTCCTCGAAACGAGCCAGGGGGTACTCGTCAAACGCGTGCAGGAAAGCGTAGATCATGCCGACAGCATTCTATGCGTGTCGGAAAACAGCAGTGTTCATCACCCTTTTCTCCTCCCACGCGACGACATACGCAGCCTGAGCATCATCGTAGGACTCGTCCGCCTCGTCTGATACTCACGTCACACGCATCACGCACACGCTCCACACCGCAAACCGTGTCGCGCACGCACATACATAGGTATAATAGGGTAGCAAAGCAGCCAAAACCCCGATAAACAGGGCGTTCCCGACATTCCGCAAAGGTTTATAACATGTCAAAACGTGGGATTATCCCCATCCCCTAAACGCCCGAAAATGACATCAATCACAATTTATTCGGAGTTATATAGGGGGTCAATCACCCGTTTTCAATGTTAAAACTGTCACTCCAAATGTCACACCAAGTAGAACATTTCGTTTTTCCTTGTCACACCAAACGTCACCCCAAGTGTCACCCCAAACCCGAAAAACGCCATTTTTCGCCCCTCTCAGGAGCAGTCAGAACGCAAAAACGGCTTGACCACTGTTCAAATCAGTGTTCAAGCCGTTCAAATGCCGTTATATCAGCGTTTTAGCCGTTTAAGCCATCCTTATTCCTTCTCTTTTTCCGTCCTGGGTCCTCTTATCAGCTCTCCCTGCCGGATCATAGCCTTTTTATTGAGTATAACACCTCCGTCAGCCAGTCCGGCGTGTAGCAGCGAGCTTTTCTTTATACCCACCTCCTCCTCTGTCAAAACCGTATAAATCGCCGATATTGAGCCGAAGTAGTAGTTCTTCCGCCCATGTATCAAATGCACGTGTATAACCTTTGTCATAACTGTTCCTTTCTGTTTCTCAAAATATTCGTTTTCGCTTGCAAATATACCAAATAATAACTATTTGGAAGAATTTACAATTATAAAAAGCAAAAAAACAAGCAAAATAAAAGGCATGGCCGCAACCACACCCTCTCTCATTCAATCACCACTCAAACAAGCCGTTTAAAGCCCCACCAGCGCCCATTTCCATGTCCAGACGATAAAGCCACCCACATGAGCAGCCATACGCGCCCAGAAGCCCACGAAATGCCCCATACAGCCGTCAGGACAGCCCAAAACATAACATTCTCAGCCCCGATGTAAAGCAATACACTTCAAACACCGTTCAAATCGAGCCCAAACGTAAAGCAAATGTAAAGCGAATGTAACGTTTCGTTTTTCCCTCTCATTTCGTTCATTATCCTCAAACCCTTTGTAAATCAACGCTTTCCCCGATTTCTCTATCACTCCACTTTTATACGTTTCGTTTTATCCCCCTTACACGGAGATGACGGATTTGACGGATTTTGTTGAGCATTGCATGCTCACTTAGCTATTTGCTCGTTGCTGCGTATAGGTACCTTACTCCATAATCTGTGCTAACGTATTTCGCCACGGGTACATTACGGGCAAATAGCGAAGTGAGCATGCAATGCTCACAAAATCCGTCAAATCCGTCATCTCCGTGGTGCTAAAGCACGTTGCACGAGCGAAAAAAATCCGTGCAATCGGTGTGATCCGTGTGCTATAATATCAGAATGGCTTTACCGGACAGCCTATATTATTTAGTAGAGTCCGTATTTTCCTCCCCTTTCTCGATCCCGACGCGAGACGCGTCGCCCCCATTAGAGCTAGCGTTTAGTTGTAGCGTTTAGTTGTAGCGTTTAGTTGTAGCGTTTAGTTGTAGCGTTTAGTTGTAGCGTTTAGTTGTAGCGTTTAGTTGTAGCGTTTGGGGCTTGAGTCCGTTTGCATGAAAGAATGCGAGCGCAGACTAAAGGGTCCGCGCTCGCATGACTTGTATTAACCGATGCAAGGAACAGTTATCTGGTCTGTTCCTCAGAGGGCATTACTTACTTGCTCAACTGCATGCCAATGTACATACCATTGTACTGGCTCAACACCGTCGAAATAGTGCTGGCCGTAGTGCTTTTGCTCAAAGCCGAAACACCCTTTATGAGTGTCAGCATCTTGCTGCTCTCAATGAGCAAACTCAATTTGCCATTATTCATGGCTACGTGCGGTGTCATCGAAGCCAAACCACCAAGATAAGTCATCTTGATTTTCTTGTTCTTAGCATCAAGTATATAGTTGCCTTGAATGGTACGTCCGCCCAAGTTGGCAGTATAGGTGTTATCCTTGTTAAAGGTAAAAGAGCACGCGCCCTTCTTTATACCCACTTTGGCCAGATTGTCATTTATTTCGCTCTCTACCTTGCTGGCAGCCACTGCGCCACCAGCCTTAGCCAGGAGATTTTCGCTTTCAAACACACAGTCGGCACCCGTGTAGTTCCATGTGCCTACAATGGATTCCTCCGAAAGTGTTGAACCACCCAACACACCGCTGAGCAAATTGCCAAGGAGCGAGGCGCCCGCTTCAATGGCAGACGATGTGGTGTTTGAACTTGACGAGCTGTTGCTATTAGTGATGCCTGCTGTTGTGCCACAACTTGTGGCAAGCATCATCGAGCCGGCCAAAACGGCCAATGAAATATATGACTTCTTCATTGCGATAATGATGTTTATTTACGCGTTAGCTGAATTAGTTGACGGGGTAACGGGGTAACGGGGTAACGGGGTAACGAGTTAACAGGTTTATGAGTTAACGGGTTGACGAGTTGCCCCCTAAATTCCGCCACGGTTTAGTTTATTATTTCAGTTGCAAAATTGGCAAAAAACTCCGAGATAGACAACTACCTCGGAGTTTAATAGACCAATCAGCGTTTGTTGTAGACGAACACCGACTGAATTATAAGTTGGCAGGAAAAGGCTACAACAGACTACAGGCAAATATATCTGTATCTGTCAACGCCCTTACGCATGAACTTACTTAATAATAGCCTTGACAGTTTCGGCTGTACCGTCAACCAAGGTCACCTTTACAATGACCATTTGCTGACCGCCAGCCGCTACGGGTATAACAGCTTGCTTAACACCACCCAATGACTGGCTGAAGATACAACGGCCATCGGCTGTGAAAGCCTCAGCCTTGGCCAGACCAAGAGCTGATTGCGCCGTGACGATGCCATTGGCCAATGTCATGATGGGAGCACCCGTTGTGGTGCCGGCTGTCACTTGCTCAATGCCGTCAACCACAGGAGGCGTGTCCGTATCAACAGCTGTTTCAGCCACCTCGTGTATGGCGGGCACCGTCTTGCCAGTCCACACAATCTTAATAGCCTTGGCAGCACGTTGGTCCTCGCCGAGACTGACCTTCACCACACCATTGTTGCTCTCGGCAGCGAGGTCGTCCCAGGTAGTACCGTCGTTTGTCACAGCAAACTTGAGACCGTCAACCGTTTCGGGCGTGCAGAAGAAAGTTACCGCTTTTACGTATGCAGCATTCAACAAGTTGTACACAAACTCGCCACCTGAGGCAGTAGTCAGTGTATAGACACTTGTCGAGGTTGAAGCATCACCATCAGTGGCATTGCCAATTTTTATACCACTTTCGTCCTGCATGGCCGTAAGTTCGTTGGCAGGCTTGCCATTCACCTCAATTTCACTCAGGCGCAACCACTTTTTACCGTCTGGAACTTCAGTCAGTTTGAAACGCACATAACGGGCCTTAGTCGGTTTGAACTTACCACTGGCATCAGTCGGAATAAAGTCTGTAGCAATCACGTCTGCGCCATCTGCCGTAGCAACCACCTTGTTCTGTGGCAGGTCGATACCGTACTCCACACTCTTGGTACCTGCTACATTAAGCGATGTCCACTTGCTGTTATCCTCTGAAATTTGAACCAATGCTTTCTTGGCATTATCACCATTGGTTGTACCCATACAGATGCGCACATTCTCAATGTTTACAGCCTTTTTCAGATTTATCTGGTACACATCGTTCACCTGCTGTTCCCGGTTCAAGCAAGTATAGGTGCTATAGTTGCCGTCGTAGAGGTAGGTTGCATTGTGATCTTGCCAATAGTTGGTAGCGGGGGCTGACGCTCCGGCCACCTCGGCGCTTGTAGCAAGGTCGATACTGAACACATTGGCTCTGAAACGCTGCGTCTGTTTTTCACCGCTCTTGTTCACCAACACTACATAATGCACATAACCCTCGGGGGCGGCGCCATCGGCTTCAACCTTGTTCCACACCTTGCCGTCGAGGCTGTAAAGCACCTCATAAGTATCAGCTAACGTGCTCTTGAAGTTGATGGCTGTCAAACGCGTGGGGTTGGCCAATGCTATGCCCACATATTCGCCATCTGCCATTTCGAGGGCAGAGGTTGACATGATATACAAATTGCTGCTACCGCCACGCACCGAAGCCTTGTCGGCATTTGCAGCATTGTTAGTAAACACGCTGACGCTGTTGCCTTTTGCAAAGAAATTGTCTACGGCGTGGGCATTGAGGTAGCCAGTTACGAAGGGGGTAAGATAGCGATATGACGCATGCGTCAGACGCTCGGACGTGCTGATGCCATCTGAGCCAAAGCCACTCATGTGCTTGGTCATATAAGCCGCGTCGGTTGACAGAGCAGCAGCCTTTTTGCTTGTCCCCATATAGGTTGACCATGCTTCCTCTGCATTGCTCATGCTGTTGCAAGTCAGGAAGGTCTTTGTTGTGATAGCCATGTCGCGCAGACGCACCACCCATGGTTTGATGTCGGTAAGCAGCAGTTGCTCGCTCTCGGTACCGGCGGTTTCGAGTGCCAACATCACCTCGCAGTTGCTCACAATCTCGTCCATCAAGGCGTTGAGTGCTGTGGCATCGCCACTCTTCTTGTAGTCGCTGATGAGCGTGTTGAGTGATTCGGGGTCGTTCTTGCTCAAGTAGGGGGCGAGGAAACGGTATGCCTTTTGTGCCGACTCATTGCCGGGCAGTACACCTTTGAACGAAGCCTCCCACGACTTCATGTTGTCAAAGCCCTTGTTGTTCCAGCAGTAGTCGCCAGCCGAGAATATGGCCGTTTTCGAGGCATCACCCTGCTCCATCGGGTTGCACAATATACCCTGGTTGCTGGCGGTCAGTTCGCTGGCAATGCTGCCACCGCCCACGTTGGGCATGTCCACAAAGTTGCTCTTCATGTCCAGGGGGTATATCTCGCTGGGGCCTGTGCCATTGTCGTTGCAGGGGTAGTTCCACCACCAGATGGCCTGGCGGCCAAACTGTGCCTGCAGCGTGTTGAGGTCGTTATTATTGGGCACCGACCACACACCGCCACCGGTATAATAAACCGTCACATTGACGGGCAAACTGCTCATTGCCTGGAAGAAGCTGTTAAACTGAGAATCGGGGCCAGCAAAAGCGCGGCAATATATTTGCGGTGTAAAGCGCAGGGCCTTCACCGTATCTGCCGGATCGGCGCCCGCAATATTCCATTTATCCTCAATGGCATGCTGTATAGCACCCACATTGTCGGCCGTCTTCTTCATTGTGGCCTCATCACCAGGGACATTCACATCATCGGCAAAGATGGCAAACTGACGGAAACCGAGGTCGTACATACTGCCAAACTTCTTCATTACGTCATCCACCACCGTGGCACTGTACATGATGGCGTTACCCGGGTGAATAGCCCACACCACGCTTACCTTGGTATCGGCAGCCACACTCGTAAAGTCCTTCAAATCCTGTTGGCAGACAAACCCTGAGGCCTTTTGGCTCTCTGTCAGTTCGGTAGGATATGGTTCCCCCCACTTGCCTGAGTGGTAAGGGTCGCTCTTGGGACCGTACACATAACAGTTCATTTTGTAGCGCATCATGAAGCGCAACAAGTCCTTGCGCACACTGCTTGAGTAAGGTTTGCCATAAAAGCCCTCAATAATGCCGCGCTCCTTCAAGTCGGCATAGTCGTTGATGGTCACAGTCTCGAGGTCTGCAATGCCATTGTCGAGCATCTGCTCGAGCGAAGCCAGTCCGCAGAAGGTGGCATCGGTGTTCTCGCCCAACACCAGCAAGCGCGCAGTACCCTGCCCACCATCGGTGAGCGACACAATGTGACGGTCAAACTTGCCTTCCTTGCTCAGCACGTCGAGTGACAGACCGAGTTCGGCTGCCACCGCATTGCCTCGACCATTGGTGCCATTCACACCCAGATAGATGTTGGCCGCAACGGACGAAACATCGTCCAGGAATGTGGCTGTTATGCCATGTGCTGACAGAATGTTTGTCAAGCGATTCTTGGTAGACTGGTCAATGCCCTTGTCGCACGACACTGTCACCTCCGTTGGAAAACTCACCTTGCCTGTTCCAGCAGTTTGCTCATGCGGCACAGGATAGATGGTGTATTGCGCCATCATCGTCGAGGGGAAGATGAGGGCGGCCATACCTATAAATAAGGATTTCTTTTTCATTGAATTGTATAGGGTTATTGTTAGATGCTGAAAACTACTTGCAAGGCGCACATGCGCCCTTTGCCCGCAAAGGTATTTATTTTTCGTGAAAAATCTGCCAAAAGCCAACGAATTGTTCAAGATGGGGCTTATTCAAACTTCTAAACGCATCTGCCAGACACTTTAACGCAGTTGACGGAATTAGCAAACAGATTGACAAGTTAACGGGTTAACAGATAAGTTTGCTAACGCGTTAATATAGCATTGACGTTCTGCTGTAAAATGCACTATCAAGTTTTTGTACAATTTGCCTGCACTCTTCACTTTCGGCCGTATTCAATTTTAAGTTGCCTGAGACGCGCTGCAAAAAACACAAGTACTAATGGGAACAACGCGTCCGTGAAAATTAAAGCAAAGGCTCACAGACATGAGTATAATTAGCACAGTCTGAGAGCCTTTATTTAGTGTTTGAGCATTGCATTTTTCCGCGGGACGCGTTGCCCCCATTAGAGGTTGCGTTTGAAGCTTGAGCGCGTTCGCATGTATAGTTCGATTTTTTTTGTTATTACTCAGTCCAGATGTTTTCCCATGCTTCTTTTGTTTGTGCTCCTTTCAGTGGATTTACAAACGCAGGATGTTGGGGTGTCGTGCCTTCACACTTCTTTATTTCGCCATACAGCCACACTTCGTTTAAGGCTGCTACCGAAGTACCCTTTATGTCTTTATCTCTCTTCCACATGTTCTTGTACCAATCATGAGCTTTGTAAGCAAGTTCTATCACTTGATTACGAGTGAGTACATAACATCTGAATGTAGACGTGTCATTCTCCGAATCTACGGCGATAAAAACCCACGGGCCGATAACACGTTCCTTAAGAAAATCCAGGTCTAAACATTGGTCTATTGTAAATCCCAAAGGGAATGATTTTCCCTTTGTCGTTTTTACCTGAATCAATGCAGTACGTGGCTTCCACATCTTTGCATCTTCGGGTCTTAGACATATAATGTCCACCGATTTGTAATTGTTGTATGTGCTATTAGCATTAAATGCGTCCCAGCCTTGCTGCATGAGTCTCATCTGCACGTAGCTTTCTCCAATAGCTCCAAGTCGTGCGTTTTGTCCATGATTATTTGCCATGTCATTAGTTGTTTATTATAGTGTTAATCGTTTGTTACCTCCAGTCAAATTCTTCTACGCCCAATATCTCCAATCCCTGGTATTTCCATCTTTCCTGATCAAAGTTCGGGGTATATTTTGTCATAAGCACTCTTACCGCATGATCTTCTGCTGATTCTATTGCGAGATTGAAGTCCATAACACGCTCATTAACATCTCTCGCCAATTCATTTTTGCCAATTTGATAATAGACGGTACCTATTCGCGTAATACTGGCCTGTTCTCTGAGGCAATCGGTCAATAGCCAACTATTATTATCGAGGATGAAGCCATAGAATCCACTCCCATCAGCATCACCCATGGCTCCTAAAGCCAGATATTGTGGTGTGTTATCATTCTTCTCTTGTACTTTAATGACATCACCTGTGTATATTATCTCACCGTTGATGTCTCGAAAATTGGTTTGCACACCAGCATATATCCTTTGACATACATATCCTCTGCCTTTACATTCGTCATGGAAAACTTCCCTAACAACTGCATCGTTATGCTCCTCGGCGTATTTGTCGTCCGTTTCCCATACATACATTTGGTTTCTATCAAAGAAGAAATCGCCAAACTTGGCATAGCCGAACTCGCCACGTCCCTTTATATAACGAACTTTCAGGTCGGGTAAGAAAGTCTTGACACCAGCTCCAATCTCATATTTATGTAGAGTTGTGTACTTTTTTAGAGTTTTTAGTGTCCATACCTTTGGAAAATTTGAATATGATGGACTTGTACGCCATACGCCACATTCTTTGCCTATAATATCCCACCATATTTTGGGTAGTGCAATATTCGGAATGTTCACAGCTTCCTCAAACAGCGGTGCAATATACATATCATCAAATCCTGCAATGCCACAGCCTATGCGTGTAACCAAAAATCTGTTATTCTGATGTGTCTTGGCGTATTCGAGAAACCTATTTACGTAAGGTTCAATAGTTTCTACATCACCTTGCATAGTGGGGATTGCATAACATTGACCTGTAGGACCAACGCCAACACCCCATTCTGCGCCAAATTTTTCCATGGCCACACGTGCTGCGCCACCACTATGATAGCCTTTAAGGTTGCTACCAAACACAAAAACTTCGCAACATGACAACTCTGTGATTTTATTGGGAGTTGCCGAAAAATCTCTAAGTTTCATAGTCTTTACATTTAATGGTTATTAGTCTGCCATTATTAGTTTTCCTTTTTCACTCAATTTTGATTTGCCACATTTTGGACAATGCCCTTCTACAGAATTCCATGTGCGAAGCCCATCCATTCGCCCACATTTTGGGCAAATTGGATATTGTTCTTGCAATGGCACCTTTACTATATCATTGCAATGTGAACAGAAGAAGTAGTAATTAGTCACAAACATAAAAGCTTCGTAGACGCTTGCGTCTGCCATAACTACATATCCGCACTTTGTGCATTTATAACCTCTTAACGTAGCCATAGTGTTAAAATTCTAACTTAAAGCCTTTCTGTTTTAGCTCATCGTATTTCTCACGATTAAAACTAAATAGATATGCTTTACGTTTAGGAGTAGGCCAGACAGTTTCCTCTAATTGAGTGAGAATGTCGAGGTAAAGCATTTTCTTGGCAAAGTTGCGTCGGTCAAAGTTTACACCTAAAATTGCCTCATATAGCATTTGGAGTTCTTTTAATGTGAATTTATTAGGCAATAATTCAAAACCGATTGGTTGGAAGTGAATGCGTTCACGCAATTTATCTAATGCCATACGAAGAATGAGGTCATGATCAAAAGCCAGTTGTGGTATTTCGTCCATACTGAACCATTCCGCTTTGGCTGCATCATCGCCACCTTTTACTTCTGCAATCTTCACAAGAGCGAAAAAGGCAATAGAGATGACACGTTCACGAGGATCACGATTTGGATCAGTGAAACAATGAAATTGCTCTATATAATAAGGCGACAGATTGGTTTCTTCTTTTAGTTCTCGTAATGCCCCCTGCTCCGCAGATTCATCCATTTTCATAAAGCCACCAGGAAAAGCCCACTTCCCTTTGTATGGTTCTGCTCCTCGTTCTATGAGCAATACTTTTAATTTCATTCCATCAAAACCAAAGATTACACAGTCGGTTGCTACCGATGGATGTGGATATTTGTAACTGTACAT